GATGGGTATGATGTGTCTCTACATTATTCTAAATCAGATTGGCAAGATCATTTTTTAGAATCATTGCAAATTAATGGCACCAATACGCCATTTTTACCATTCAATGTAGTTGCCAAAATTGCTCAAAAAGCCTTGGGTGGTCATCATTTATCTTTGGTTCAGACCCCGCGAGATAACAGGATGTATTATTGCTGGGCAGTTTGCACAGATAATAGAGGAAGACCAATTTCATTTAAGCATCCAGCAAAAGCAACTCCTTGTAGTTACGAAGGTTGGGAGTTTGATGTGTTGACTCAAGACAGTGTTAACTTCCACTAATTATTATTCGATTATTAACTGATTTTACATGAATAATACTGGTAAATACATATAGAATCCTTTTGAAAGGAGTTCTGTATGAATAAAAAAGATCGTATTCAGTACCTTCTCATTACTTATCTGATGCGAGAAGGCCAGATTCAGTTAGCCCTCCCAGATGGCATGAATCTTTCTCTAGGTCTCACCAAGGAAACAAAGCATGGGACCGAAATCTGCCCCGATTATTGTTGGGCCACATTGAGCCAGGATGATAAGGAAATATCCTTGGATCAATTCAACTTAGGTTTGAAATTTTCTAAGGAGAGGATGATGTTCCAAAATAGCGAAGAAGAGGCTTGCACATTAGATGTGGTTTAATTTATAATTGATTTAATGTGACTTAAGCCGATATTTGTAAGAAAAAACTCGCTTGTAATCTTGACTTCTTTTTGAGAAAGACATACAATAAAGTCGAACCACACAGTTAAACCAGTTGTGAGTTCGCAGCGTGTCATTACTATCTTCGTCACTTTTAAGGGAGACTGGACATCGAGCAGATCGAATGCTATATTGTGTAAATAGGGGATCAATTCTCTTACATTAACGAATTCTGTCCAATTTTTGATTAGTAGTTTTTCTAATGTTCCTAAATCTACCATAGTTTTAAGAGGCCAATATGAAAAAGGTAGAAACAGTTTTAGTTGAGTATGTTAAGAAACTTTCCGACGAAGAATTATCATTCTTGAGAATGAGAGTTGTACAAAATCTGCACGGCGACCGTGCGGATATCGCTAACTTTTTATCGAGGGATGCCGAAGTAGATCGTTGGCTAAGGAGCGCCGCATCTGCCGAAGAATTCTTCGATGCCTTGCAAAGTGCGGGCGATTGTGTGATGAAAGAGTCCGAACGCCGCGATGCAATGGCTGTAGCAAAATAATGCAGATGAACGAAAATCCAACGACGGAAGAAAAGCCGTCGTTGGATTATCTTGCTGATATTATGGGATTTGAGTACAATAAGACTCTCCCTATCAATTGCCTGCATCCTGATTGTTTTATAGAAAAACTCATAGTTGCAGCAGAAGAAGAACTCGCAAGGAGTGGATTTTGTTGAGGAAATACATATGATAGTCGAAAGCGTCAAAGATCAAAACACAGTTGCGACTACGGATAAATACCCGAATTATGCAAAGTTTCCTTTCGAGAAGTTCAACCCTGTTCAATCTCGAATACTTGAACTTTTTGACCAAGATATAAACTGTGTAATTGCTGCCGCTACGAGCGCTGGTAAGACCGTTTGTGCTGAAATGTTTATGGCACATGAGGTCCACGTTCGTAAAGGTAAGGCTATTTATCTTGCTCCTCTCAAAGCTCTTGCCAAAGAGAAAATAGATGATTGGACCGATGCTACGATCAAGAAGCATCATTTCAGTGGTTTGAAGTTGGCGATTTGCACAGGTGATTACCGACTCACACCTGATCGCAAGAAAGAACTTGAAGAAGCTAATATCATTTTAATGACGAGCGAAATGCTCAATAGTCGTTGTCGCAACTACCAATCAGAACAGAATGAATTTCTTCGTGGTTGTGGTACAATCATCGTAGATGAAAGTCATCTTCTCACGGTGCCAGGAAGAGGTGACCATCTTGAAGTTGGGTTGATGAAATTCAGCAATATTAACCCTGATGCTAGGATTGTTTTTCTTTCAGCTACCATGCCTAACAATATTGAGATTGCGGAATGGTTAGGGAAGATTTTGACACATAAGAAAACTGTTCTTCTGGAATCTGAGTTTCGGCCTTGCCCGCTTGGTATTCATTATGCAACGTATTACCAAGCCTACCGTTATGAGGCCACAGAGGAAGAAAAAGTCTCTGCGGCTATGCAGATTCTTGAAGATCATGCGGATGATAAGTTCATTATTTTCTCGCACACCAAAAGAACTGGCGAGATTATGAAGCGAGCTTGTCAGAAAGCCAAGATCAAAGTTGAATTCCATAATGCCGATTTGGAAAAGAAAGATCGTGAAGATTTAGAGAAGAGGTTTAGAACTGATCCTGATTTCAAGGTCTGTATTGCTACTAGCACTTTAGCTTGGGGCTTAAATATGCCCGCCCGCAGGGTGGTTATTTTGGGTCTCCATCGTGGGTTGTCGGAGGTTGAGCCTTACGAAATATGGCAAATGGCAGGTAGAGCAGGCCGTGTTGGTTTAGACCCGCGTGGAGATGTGTATGTTCTATTGCCAGAACAACACGAAGATGCTTGTAAGAAGAAGTTGAAGGGTGATTACAAGATTAAATCTCGCCTATTAGATTTTGTAGGAACTGAAAGTAATCCCCATTATAAGACCTTGGCATTTCATTTGGTTAGCGAGATTCACCACGGGTACATCAAAACCAAAGAAGATGTGCATAATTGGTATAAGAAGAGTCTGGCCCATTATCAAGCTCAGGATTTAGACGACCAGATTGTAGAATCTACTTTGTCTTTGTTGATGAAATGTGGAGCTATTCGTGAGATTGAGGGAAATTTTAAGGTGACTTCCGTTGGTATGATTTCCTCAATGTTCTACTACAGTCCTTTTGATGTGGCTGATCTTCGCCGTAATTTTGAGGCTTTATTCAGCAACAATGTTCAGAATAACGATTTGGCACTATCAATGGCATTAGGTGATGTTGATACTTTGAGACAAGGCATTGTTAGTAAAGCCGAACGCGGGGATATGGAGACTTACGCCGAAAAGGTCAAGACGGTAGGGCAATTGTTTGGAAGACAGTTCAATGAGGCATCGGTAAAGGGCGGCTATGCTTATTACTGTTTAATGAGCGGGAATAATACGGGTGCTATGTCAGGGTTCGCTCGACAGTTGCAATTTGATTATCCTAGACTGCTTACTGTGTTGGAAGCCATAGATGGTATGGTCGGCAAATGGAATAAAATAAAGTGGTTCAATGATTTTGATGTTCGGATGAAGTACGGAGTAAAATGGGAGTTGGTGCCATTTTGTCGCTTGCCAGATATCGGCAAAGTGCGTGCGGAAAAGATGTGGGATGCAGGCATTAGAACTTACATGGATGTTATCAAGAATCCCGTCAGATTACAGGCTGCGGTTAATTTGAATCAGGCTAAGATTGACAATATCATTTCCGCAGCGAAGAAGAGTTTCGCTTAGATATTCTTCTTGTTCTGTTTCCTGATGAGTGCTTTCCTGCGTAGAGAGTTTATTTTTTGTTTGTGCATGTGTTGTTCTACTGCCTCATAGGTGTTTATAAACATCTTGGTTTTTCCTGAAGTGTCCTTTTTATAAATGTAGAGTGGTGTTCCATAAGGCGCACACGGGTCTACTATTTTTTTGAAAGTAACTGAAAAAGGGCAATCTGTTACTCCAGTGGCACTTAATGATACAGATATACTTCCGCCATCTGCTACATAAGCAGAATAAGGATTTCCGTTAACTGATGGTATTAGGGTTATTTTACCCCCACAAGCAGTTGGAGGGCAACTAGCTGTAACTGTACCCGCTCCGACTGCCAGGGTTTTATTGTAGATGCAACAGTGGTGGCATACAGTGACTTTTATATTTGCAGTAGTGCATGGGAAGCTACATGATCCACCCAAGGCGAATAAATAATCGTTTGAGAAAAAATCAAATCCATCATCAGAATTCCAGTGAGCTTCTGGTGTGGAAAATTCTGGCAATTGAAGGTCTGATATTGGACCGAGGGCAGATAACTTTCGTTTCTCAATTGGTCGAATCCCTGGATCGTACAGAGATGTGCTGGCATCTTTTACTTCAAAGTGCCATTCAACACATGTGCAGCATTTGGGTGGGCAAACTTTGCAACCCGCGCACTTTGCCCAACAGTTATTGGGAATTGTGCTGAGAACTGAGTTACAACAGCCTGTGAATCTACTCGCCATTTCCGAAAAAACCCTCTGGATATTCTATTTTTACTTCGCCTTTATCTTCCCAGAATTTTACTTGTTGCACATCAACGCTAAATTCTTCTTGTTGAAATGGGTAGGGGCTGGCAACGAATTTATTCTTGTAAAAACATGGGTCTTCAGGGTCAACGGGAATGTTTAGTTTTCCACCTTTGTAAAGGATTACAACTTTGCAAATTCGATTTTCACCATCGAATAAACGGCAGTTGCCGCATATTTCTTTTACTTTTTTTGGTTCCATAAGTGTTGACCTTTATTAGCTAAGATAGTATGATTAATAAAACATTCTCATCGGAGTTACGTTATGGCTAAGAAAGTAAAATGTCCACCTGAATTTGATCCGTATGCTGGAAAGAAGCTGCAAGATTCTGGAGCTAGACAAGATTTTTCTACGGGTGCTGTAAGGGATACGCAGGAAGGTAAGGGTCGATACGATTTGCTTCCGCCTGCGGCGGTATTTGCCGTTGCTAGAGTTTTTGAAGAGGGTGCAAAAAAATATGAAGAACGAAATTTCGAAAAAGGAATGCCTCTTAGCAGATTTATAGACAGTGCTTTGAGGCATATATTCAAACACTTAGAAGGTTTCAGGGATGAACCACATATGGCACAAGCAGCTTGGAATCTACTAGCCTACATTCATATTGCCACGCAAATACAAAAAGGGAATTTATCAGAAGATTTGAATGATTTGCCGAATCATATGGGTAAAGAAAAATCTACAGTTTTATGAAAAAAATTCCAATTGTTAGCAATATATAAAAGATAACAATTGGAGTATTATATGTTGAATATTAAAAACAGAGAAGATGGTGGTGTTAAGGGCGAATTAAAGTCGAGCAAATTTTGTAAGTTTCATGAGGGCAAACCAGCGTGGGCAAGAGGTTTGTGCAAAAATTGTTATGACAAATGGTTAAAAGAAAATAATCCAGATTATCTGGAGAAACAAAGAAAGAATTGTGATGAGTGGAGTAGTAAGAATAAGAAGCGTAAAAAGGAGAGTATTGCCAATTGGACCGCTAAGCAAGACCCAGATTATCATAAAATCAGAAGATTGAGACAATATGGCATGACGCTTGATGATTATGAGTTATTGTCAAAGAAGCAAGATTATGTTTGTGCTATTTGCGGAAAGCCACCAAAGAAGAATAAAAGACTACATATAGATCACGATCACGGGACTGGATTGATACGTGGTTTGTTGTGTTTTAGATGTAATTTTGGTCTTACTTATTTTTCTGAGAATAGTATAATTCTAGGAAAGGCGTCTGAGTATTTGGCAACGGCAGACGTAAGAGGTAAGCAATTAACTGATGAGTTGCGTGAAAATATTGATAACAGAAATAGGATTAAAGAAATGGAAAAGAAAGAATTTAAGAATAAGCTGATGGATAGTCATACCATAGGAGAAGAAAAATGAAAGTATTAGTTGCTTATATTAACATTGGAAGTTTACCACAAAAGCGTGGTATAGAACATGCCAAGAAAATGGGCAAAAGAATAAAGAAGAATTTACCAAAAAAGTTCAGTGTTATTGTTATTCCTGTTCGTGATTCATTTACAAGGATTGAACGTATACCATGAAAGTAATTTTCATCGAAAAAGAGAATTTAGCGGCAGCGTGGGAAAAGGGCGTTCGAGAATGTTGGTATGAAGGTGCCGATTTCAGCACTCAATATGACCGCCCAGGTGATCCGCCGAGCAAGGATTGTACGATGTTGCTGCATATTACAAATCCTTTTGCAGAACCGCGATATCATCTAGGAATCCCAGGAGGTTTAGAAGATGTTGAAAAATACGTGCAAGAGGTTATTTATGGGGTTCACGATCATTGGATGGACGATCAAACGAACCCTAACAGGTGGACTTATACTTATCACCAGCGTTTGTTTGGATACGGCCATAGTTCTCATAAGCCTATATCTACGAGATTAGTAGGAACTAAAGCAGTACCTATTACTTACGTTCCAGAAATAAACCAGATAAAAGTTTGCGTGCAACAGTTGAAAGAATGCGGGCACACTCGGCGTTCGCAAGCCATTACATGGCAGCCTTGGTTTGACGCAGACCATAATGATCCACCGTGCCTGCAAAGTCTTTGGTTCCGTGTAGAAAATGGCAAGTTAAACATGAATGTACGTTTTAGGAGTAATGATTTACTCAAAGCGGCATTCATGAATATGATTGCTTTGACTGAGTTGCAAAAGTTGGTAGCAACTGAAGTTGGCGTGGGTGTTGGTGAATATGTGCATTTATCTGATTCGATGCACATCTACGGAAAGGATTTTGCGGAGACTGAAAGATTCTTTTCTTTGTGCAACAAGAGGAAGTTCGAGGAACGAGTTAAAACTACCCATGAAGTGGCTGGTTCTTTTGTCGAAGGTTGCCGTCAGTTGTTGACTGAAGAAAATATGCCTGAAGAAAAGAAGGTGTTAATTACGGCAAGGATGAAGTTTTGGGAGGTAATGGATGGTCAGTGATATAAGATATTTCATGTTTAATCATTATTCTGTAATTGAAACTGAGGATGGTTTTGTTGTGCCAGGACGGTGTGGAGATTTACCAATTCATATTGGCGATGAAATAGGCGGATGTATAGTAACTGAAATAGAAGCCTGTGAATTTACCCCGCCGCTAAAGACGGCGGGGCTTCTGTTCCAGTCGGTAGCCCCTGTTGAGCAGAGGTCTTACGCCAAGGCAAACAGCTATCTCCGTGATTCCCACGGTTGTGTTCATTTAATCCTTGTCTCTTGATATTAACACTTGCATTAAAATCTCGGTCATGCAAAGTTTCACATCTTGGACATTTCCATTCTCTGTCAACCAAAGTTAAACCATCATTGATATAGCCGCACTCACTACAAGTTTTACTCGATGGAAACCATCTGCTTACTTGTAAGAATTCTCGACCATACCATTTTGATTTATAGCTGATTTGTCGGACTAATTCAGACAATGAACAGTCCCAAATGGATTTTGACAACTTTCTATTCCTCATCATTCCACTGACATTTAAGTCTTCCATTATGATAGTTTGGTTTTCACTAACAATTTTATGGCTTACTTTATGCAAATGATTCTGTCTGATGTTCCGAATATGGTTGTCTAATTTCGCTAATTTCTTTCTTGCTTTTTCTCTACCTTTACTTCCTTTGACGGCTCTGGAAAGGTTCTTCGCTAATATGCGTCGTCTGGCTTGTAATGTTCGATATGGTCTAATATTATCAAATATTGTTCCATCAGAACAAGTTGCCAATGTTTTTAACCCAAGGTCAATTCCTACAACATTATCGTTAGGTTTAAGTTTTTTGATTTCTCGTTGAACACCAATGCTGACATGATATTGTCCTGCACAATTTTTGGTAATTGTAGCATTACGAATTTCGCCTTCAATCTGACGATGCAACTTGACTTCAATACCTTCCTTGAACTTGACAATATACAATTTGTTGTTTTCAACTTTAACATGCTGTGGAACACGAAATGATTGTTTGTTGTTCTTGCTCTTGAACTTTGGAAACTTAGCCAACTTCTTGAAGAAACGATTGAAGCCAGAATCAAGGTGTTTAAGGGCGTGTTGCAATGATTGGCTATTTACTTCGTTTAACCATTCTGTTTCTTGTTTGATTTCAGTTAGGGCTTTGGCATCGTCGTTATAATTCAATGACTTCTTTTCAAGGTCTTGTTTCTTGGCAGTCATATAGTGTTTGACTCGTTTGTCAAGAAAATGATTGTAGCACCAACGAACACAGCCGAAGTGTTTGGCTAATTTAATTTCTTGTTCGGGAGTTGGGTAAATCCTGAATTTATATGTGTAATCCGTAAGTTCCATTGAGTCCTATACCGTTTTCTGATATAGTATAGTAGTATTCTCAAATAGCAAATTAGAAGAAAATGTCCAAAAAGAAGAAAAAATACAAAAGTAATTCTCATTGCAAGTTTTTGCTGAAGGCACATATCATTTTCGTGACCAAATATCGCAAGAAATTATTGGTCAATCAGATCGGCGATGATATGAAGCAATTATTGTTCGACATTGCAAATGAGGCTGATTTTAAGATTGAAACAATGGAGTCAGAAGACGGCAATCATATTCATTTGTTGATTGATTACCCACCGACTTTGAAAATTTCCAGTATCGTCAATAGGTTGAAAAGTCTATCAACGGTAAGAATATGGGACAGGCATCAAGGCTTTTTAAGTAATCATTTCTGGAAGGAACGAACATTTTGGAGTGATGGTTATTTTGCCTGCTCTACAGGGGATGTTTCAACTGAAACGATTAAACGGTATATTGAAGAACAGGGATGATGTGAGCGAGTCCTATTTTGTCCTGAATTAGTCCTATGGGCGGCTCTCATCCCACTACCCTAAAGAGGTTTGCCCGAAGCGGGCAAACTTTTAAGAAAAAGTAGGGGTTTTCACGCCGCCGTAGATAAAAAACAACTAACTCACATCACTCCTGCAATGACAGGTGCTATTAGGTTGAAGGGTAAGTCATTAGGAACAATGATTGTAGAAAGTAGACCGCTTTGCTATAACTTGGAAGATGTTAAGAAAGAAATAAAATATCTACAAGATTGGGCAGTTGAGTTAGAGGCCAGGGAGAAGAAAGATGCCAACGTATAGTTATTTATGTGAGGCTTGTAAGCATACGCTGGAAGCTAGTCAAAAGATATCGGAAGAACCATTGAAGAAATGTCCGAAATGTGGTAAATCTAAACTTAAGAGACAAATTAGTTCAGTCAGAGTAATATTCAAAGGTACTGGCTGGACTCCTAAAGGTAATAAATATGGATACTGATGAAGTTATTGGTGGTTGTGAATTACATGAAGTTATAAAATCTGATCCATTGGAGTTAGGAGCGGTTTTATTGGAAACAGATGAATGGGCTTACCCTGTTGATCCAATGCAAGATCAAAGATACGGCGTCGATTTGGAGGACGTTCTTCCTGATATGCCTGTGGTTGGTGATAAGGTGTTAATTCTTCGCGAAGATGATAGACCTTATTGGATCGGCACCATGCGTGAAATTTTGAAGTCCAGGGCCGAAGAAGACGATTATGAAGATATGCCACATGGTCGTAGAACACACGGCATTGATTGCGGTTGTGGTTTTGATTGTGATTGCGAAGAATACGATCCTGCAATTCATGGGCCGCTTTATGATGAAAACGGGAATTTGATTGATGAAGACAATGAAGGCGAAGAATGGTAGGCGACTAGTTTTTCTCTAACCAAATCCATTCCTCTTCTATACCAAGTTCTGATTTGTTCAAATGTAAATGAATTTTCTCTAACGCCTATAATTTCATACTTATGGTCGTATTTGGCTAGTAGAGGTTGTTGTTTGAATAATTCATCTGCTTCTTTTCTGGAATTTGCATTGATGGGAACTTCTGTGGTAATTGGACCTTTTGGTTTACGTAATCTGATGGTGTATACGAAATCGTAAAAGTGTTTATCTTTCTTTAATTCTGGATGTTCTTCTACAATTTTGTGTGCCGCTTTTATTAAATCCATCTGTTCTCTATTTGTTGTGTTTGCAAGGTGGAATAATAAATATGCTTGTATTTTTTTAGAGGGATCATCAGATGCTTCTAATTCTCTTAATATGTCTGTAATTTTGCTTAGTTCTTTTACTTTGCCTTCATCTTCGGCATCATCTGGTCTTGCTAAACCGTCTTGATCTCCTGCCCGATGGGATGCTGGTGCAATGTATGTGCTGCCGCCAATAGAGCGTCCTTGTATATTATCCAAATTGAATTTTTCATCGTCTGGACTAACAGTTTTCCTTTTTGAATTTTTTCTAATGGCGTCAAGAATTACTCTATGTGATATTTTCCAAACGTAGTTTGCCAGTGCTCCATCTTCAAATTTGTATTTTCCTGAATCAATAAGTCTTATTAGTTTCATAGCAACAGTTTGTGCTATGTCTTCTGCTGAACTTCTTAGGTAAGGATTGCTTTTTAATATGTTCCTGACGATTGCTAGTATGTATGGGAGGGCTTTTTCGAAAAGTTGATTTAATAGCCTCCTTTTATCCGTTGTTCGCGCTGGGTCGGCAGTCGCTGCCAATATCTCTTTCATAGTAGGTTCTAAATCAATTAGATTTTCATCTAAAAGAAATTTTCCTTCTTTGAATAAAAACGATAATGCTATTTCAAGAGAAATCTCTTCAGCCAAAAGCCAATCTTTAAACATAATTACCTCTGGAACTATCTACCTTGTGATTCTACTATTTTCTTTAGTTTTTCTATACCAATTTCTGTCATTACCATGAATTTCCAACCGCGTGCTTCGCACGCTTCTTTGGCCGCAGTCCATTTAGCCCTATTTTGTGGTATATCAGTCTGATTCGCAGGTTTAATTTCCCATAACTCTCGTCTGCCATCGAAGAAAGTAACAATAAGGTCTGGGTTATAATTGTGCGTGTCACCATCCCAATAATAAGGTATTGCGAATGGTTCTGATTCGAAGGTTAGCACTTCATTGTATGTGTCTAAGCATTCAAATACTGTTTCCTCCCATTTGGACCGATAATAGAAAGACTTGTTCATTTTGCTGGAATCATACCAGCCTTGTTTGAATTTTGGCTTTCTGGTCTTCATTTTTCCAGTTTTTGGATTAACATCCTTCCAAATGATAGCTCTCATTTGACCCTTCTTGGGCAGTTTTTCGCTGGGATGTTTTACAGAGAAGTGTAATCGCACATCTCTAACAGGAGCACGGCATCGCATGAGTGGGCATAACACATACTCTCTGCCTTCCTCATGTTCGTCTATGATATGGGTTTTGAACTTGTCATATTCTGAGAACATGACCCCACAAATAAAGCATTGAAACTTTCTTTTATCATCTTTTTGAAACGGTAACATACATAATATATAGTTT